CGGATAAACCACATAGGGAAGTCGTAAGCATGTTGTCGTCTTGTAACTTTTTCCCAACCCCAGCCGGGTTGTTCGATTCCGTCAGTCCAGCCACCGCCGAGCCAATTCTGCTCATATACAATGATATAGTCTAAAGTCGCTTCGATAACCCATGCAACGTGACCATATCCAGCACCGTAGTTGCTACCGAATACAACCATGTCGCCAGGTTGCGCTAAGAAGTCTGGTGTATTTTGGTATACAGTAGCTAGTCCGTCAAAATTGTTGGCGAATGGAATATCTTTTGCACCTACACCTTTTAGGAGTAATCCGAACAAAACTTTCCAACCAGCATTAGCATAATCAAAGCATTGAAATGCATACCAAAGGTCGATATTAAATTGTTTTCCCTCAGAAGTTTTCAACCACTCTATAAACTCTTTTTTAGTTAATTTTGCTTGCATTGTCGCCACCTCCGTGATGATACTCATTCACGTCAAAACCGATATCATTAGAGGCGTCTGTAAACGGTTGTGATGTGTCATACTCTTTCGGTGCTTTTGCGCTTAATTCCGGTGTTAAGCTAGTATCTTGTGAAGTTTTCCAAGTGACTTGTTTTTCTTCTTTGCTACTATCTCTAGGCGCTTGATATGTCTGTGCTATAGATGAATCAGCAACACCTTTTGATGTTGGGTCAGTAATAACACCAATACCTGTAAGTAACGTGAGGATAGCGCCTATAATCGCGCTAGCTTGATTTAATTGAGTTGATAAATCGAATCCGAATAAATCTGTAACTTGCTTGATAAATAGCAATAATGCCCCAATCAATCCGGTTAATACCGCTTTATTTTTAAATCTCAATTTCCAGTTAATATCCATTTGTTTGCTCCTTTTATCCAAAAATAAAAAGCCAGTGCCGAAGCACTGACTATTAAAAGAAAAATTTAGCTACCCCAATCGCTGCGACTATTACACCACCTGTTGTTGTTATAAGTGTCGTTATTATTTGAGAGCTACCTTTTATCTTCGAATCAATTGTACCTTGTATTGCCTTTATCTTTTCATCATGACCTTGTACTTTGTATTTGATATCTTTCATTTCAGAACTAACATCAGTCATGACTTTAGTTAAATCTTTTATATTTGCATTGGTTTCTTTTTGAGCTTCATATGATTGTTTTTGAACCGCTGTTTGTGTTTCTACTTTAGTCTTTAATTCACCTAATGACTCGGTGTGTTTTCTGTCAATTTCGTTGATTCGTTCATAAATTTTGCCATTCGCTTTAACAAATTCATGCTTTGAAACAAAATTACTTTCTCCTTGCATAAATGTCAGCACCTCCAATAAATGCCACGATAAAACCAGTCGTTGACATTACGGCGAAATGCACAGTAGAAAGCCAGTTAATAGCATGATAGACGCTTGCGCTTGTCATTAAAAAGTACAATATGCCTGTTAAAGCACCACCCACCAACAACAACCAGCTACAACGGTTATTTTCATCACTTGAAGCTAAAAACACAGACGAAACAATTGTAATTAGTCCCGCAAAACCAACCAATATCCCCCATATCCATATGGGCATGACATGATGTAGCGCTAAATAAAAATCCGAATCATCTAATACATCACCTTGTTCCTTAACCCAAAATACACCACGAAATAAAATTCTAAAACCGAAAGAAAACAACATGATAGCACCAACGATTTCAGAAAATGTTAAATCTTTTATGTTATTTTTCATAGTACACCTCAAAAATAAAAAGAATCCTATATTAATAGAGTTCTTAAGATTTGTTTTCTTTCATCTTTGATTTCACTTCTTCAATTACTTTGCTCTGTTCTATTAATTGCATTTCTAGAGTAATAGATTTGTTCATTTCTTCCATTAATCTTTTTTCAAGTACAATTTCAGTTGTTGTTTTATTGTGTTCCACTGATTGGACCCCTTCCAACTACATTTAAATAGCTATATTCTTTTAGATTTAATTTTGAGACTAATTCTCTTAACGAGTAAAAACTATTCTCTATTTGTATAAACGCATCGTTCTTAACTTCTGAAAATGCTATGCCAACACCTTCTAACGTATGATAATCTATTCCGATATTTCCGTTGATCGCGAATCTTGGTTTACTAGATTTACCAAATGTTGTAATACTAGAATAATTATCTTCTGGTACTTGGTGTGTAAGCATTCCGTTTATCGACTTTGTATAAAAAGCTATAAACTTTTCTTTGACAGTCCCTAAGTGAACCCCATACCCATATCCTGAACTAGCAGGAGAAAATATTTTTTTCAATGCCGTTTTGTCAGAATCATTGTATAAAGTAGGATCTATTACCCTGCTTTTTTCGTCGTAGGTATACATTAAACCGTTGTTGTCTTTTCCGATAGTTACTTTGTTACCACTAACATCTATAACATCACTTATAAGACGAACATAATTTGTAGATGATACGATTTCTCCATTGTCATTTAAATTGTAATACTCCAAACATTGAACGTTACCATTATCGTTAACTAAGTTATTAAGAGAGTCATAATATCTATCTAGTGTGCCTAATCCCACACCTATTTTACGAGTGTGACTATCCAACTCTTCATCAATCGCTTGGAAACCTTTAGAGATGAAATTTTTGCCGATTTCAGTATTATATTTGATTTTATTTCGTTTTGAGTAAAAGTCTATACTGCTATCTTTTTGGAAAGATAATCTACCTTTATCAAGTTCAAACAAAACCTCGTTATTATTACTTGATAAAGTACCGCCTCTTATATGATCAGCTATTAATGTACCGGTGGTAATTGCATCCGCATTAATGCCGTTACCTGTGATAGCACTCTTAAAGTTATAACCACCATTATCACTTATTCCGATACCTCTACTATTAAAAATAGTCATGATGTTTGGGTCTGAAGGGTCTCTCGCGGTAATACCGCCCAGCCCAAATTCTAAACTTGTTCTCGCTCTTTTAAGAGCGTCTGTATTAGATTTAACAGCTTGAGGTAGCACACTATATCCAAGTTTAATGCGTCCCCGTTTTAAGTCATCTAAATATTTTTGTGCATCACTTATACTTTGATAATATCTTTCTTCTCTTGATTTATCACCTAGCGTTACGACTTGCTTTGTAATATCATGCTTTGCATTTCTTGATTCTTTGATTTCAAGTATACGAAATTTCTCTCTAAAATTAATCGTATCGTCTTCGACCATTATTAGGTCGCCTTCTTTAGGTACTACAAAACTAGATTTACCATTTTTATCTCTTAGTTTAGTTGTTAAAAAATCAACAGAAATAGAAATTTTTAAGGAATCATCAACTAAAGCTTTTAAAGCTTTATCCATAGTTTCTTCTAATTTGATGCGCCCATCTTTTATAGGTTCAGCGTGTCTCCGTTGTTTTATAACTTTTTCGATTGGATGAATGTATTCCCTGATTAATAACGCTTGTTCAAAACCTTCTTCATCGGTAAAATTTCCATAACCTCTTACATATGTTGAAAAATTCGATGCATCTTCATCAACTTCGATTTCTTTTGCGTTAATTCTTCTAGAAAGATAGTAAGCAGGTTCTCTAAAAATCTTATCTTTCAACAAGAATGTTTTAGTTTCAGGTAAATAGTTGAATTCTAAGCCGTATCTATCAATTCCGTTCAGAAATACATTTAATCTCGTATTTCCTAGACCAGCATTTTGCCACTCCTCCGAAAATGCATTAGAACTAAGAGAAAAATCATATACAGACCCTTTAAACACTGCCTCAAAGAAATTTTGAGCAGTATAACTACCATCAATTTTTTCGTAAATTCTATCGTTTGCTAAATCGTCATATACTTTTTCACGTGCAACAATACTGACGCTAGGTTTTTTACTTATTGTCTTTTTGCTGACGGATATAATTACATACTCTCTTTTATCTCCATTGCCTTCGATATTTGAAACACGCCACATCTTACCTACTTCGTTTAAAAATTTTTTGTTATTTTCCGTTTGAAAAAGCTTAATTTCTAATAATCCATCGCCATTTATTTTCTTATTCAAAGTCGTTGACGCTTCAGTTGCGTAATCCTTATTCGTTGTTGGGTCAATAAATACAAGTGCCAATCCTATTCACCTCTCTTATTTATATTTACCTAAAACAGAGATTTGTATAGTCCATGAAGTTCCTGACACATCACGATAAGACCATACACGCACATTCATATTTGTTCCTACCGCATCTTTTGAAGTGCCTCCAGTCAAATATCCATTACCCAATACACTCACTGATGTTGAAAATACTTTTGTGAAGGAAATACCGGCAGGCAGTTGAATACCATCGATATCATAGTAATAAAAATTCGAAGTGCTTTTTGTGTTTGTTGCAGTATAAGCATATGTGAAATTCAATTCTGCTAATCCGTTTTCATATTTAGTAATATAGTAGTTATCGCCTTCAAGAATCTCTTCGATGCCATTTATTTTTTTATTAACTACATCATTCCTGATCGATTCTACCGACGTTTTTATGTCCGTTACCGTTTTCGTAGCATTTGCTATTGTAGTGTTTAAAGTTGTGACTTTGCTATCATAATTAGTGTTAAATGCATTTAATTTCGCGGTGTAATTGTTATTAAAATCTGTAATTTTTGTAGTGCTATTTGAATTAAAAGTATTCAACTTCGTTGTATAATTTGCGTCAAAACTAGCTAGCTTAGATGTATAGTTATCGTTAAACGCTTTGTCTTTCTTAGTATAATCACTTTCAAATGTTGCCTTAATATTAGCTACATCGTTTTTTAATTGTGTGACGGTATTAATAGCGTTTGTATTAATTGTGTTAAGGCTCGTTTTAATAGAAGTATTAAGATCATTCAATTCTTTTTTAGACAGATTTAATTGACTTGTTAAATCTGTTTTATACTGAGCTACTGCTACATCTAATTCCTTTTTAAATTGCTGATAAGGGTCATAATTAACATCTTCGAATGGCATCCACTTCGTGCCATTATATACATATAGTTTTTGTTCTGATTTAACATATCTAATTGTGTTTTTCTTGTCTTTATCCGTTAATTCTCCTGTTATATTCACTGGTGTCTCGAGATTTATAGTATTCTCTGTTACAATTTTATCCCAAATTCTACCGGCTATAGCACCGACAGTATTATCAACACTTCTAAATAACTCCTCGAAATTTGAATTTATTCTAGATAAATTTTCATCATCTAATGGAGGTGTGATTATTTTTCGCATTAAATCATCTCCCTTTCTATTTGTAATAACATCTAAGGTCAATCTTGGTTTTTACTGAAACACTATCTTTTATATCAATTTTATTCCAGCCAACTTTAATTTCAGGTTGTGTATAATTTGAAGCTTGTAATACAGAATGGTTATTATTCAAAATATTTTGTCCATCAAAAACAAGTTTATCTCCAACTTTAAAGCCAACGTTTTTAATTTCTATTTGAATATCGTTAATCGAAAATGCAAAATTGTCTGCATTCGATTTGAACTCAAATTCTATAATTTTATCCATATTTGATTGATCATTAGCAATATTGCCAGGATAATAAAACTCGATATTTGAGTTACCATCAAATAAGTAATTGTACGCTTTAGAATCTGTTAATAACCCCATGCCATTTGTCCAATCTTTACTAGCTTGATAAGTACTATTGCCATGTAAAGATAATGTTGTGTTTACACTTTCTGCAAAAGGAAGTTCTATTGTTTCAAATTCAAGTTCGGCATCTCCTTTTTTATTCGTCTGTGTGACGTTTATAACGTTAGACAACCTAACTTTGTAACGTTTACCCGAAGACATCTCATTCCAAGTTTGAGGTGTATCATACGAAGTTTCGTTGTTATTTTCATCTAATATTAATCCACCAGTTTCAGAAGTAGTATCTCTAAACTCGTATTGGAGCCTTTTAGGTCTTCGCATTTCTCTTATATAAAAACCATCTAAATCAGTAACTATGTTAAATAATTTATCTCTGTGTAAAGGGAATTCACTTAATTCGCCGGTTATAAAAGAAACAGGAACGCTTATAGTTCTTTTTCTATAAACGCTCCCCATATTAAAACGACCATGTAAGCCGTCTGTATCCTCGTATGCTGTTTCTATTTCTAAACCGCCCACATTAAAATCGTGAACGATGATACCGGCGCTGCCTAAAGTGAATGTATCTCCATTTAACTTTTGAATGAGTACATCCAATTAGTGCACCTACTTTCTTTGATTATCTAACCAACATCATATCTTTAGTTGCGTGAACACCATCAACTTTAGCTGTAATAGCTTCATCGTCAAGATCTAATTGAATCTTGATAACGTTAGTTGTAGGTTCTGCTTGCACATTATATGATGCATTTATGTCGCTTTGTATACTATCTTGTAAACCTTTAATACCTTGTGTGATACCTGATATTTCAGGTGTTTGAATTTGAGGTGTAAATGCTCCAGCAACTCTATCACCTAATTTAGCAGCGCTTTTGATAGTATTACGTCCCTCGTTCATCATACCTACCGTTAAACCTTTTGCTATGAATACACCTACCTCATCACGCATTACACGAGACGGCGAGTGAATTCTTAATGCTCTTTTAATAGCACTTACAGCTCTGCTTGCTAATTCTCTAGCCCTAGACATTACGTAACCAGCCATATTCATGATACCTCTACCAATACCACGAGCTAAATCAGCACCAGCTGAAACCATGCCATAAACACCGTTTCTCACTGCACTAGCTGCATTAGAAATACCATTTCTTACTGCACTACTCACACTAGACATTCCGTTACTTACGGCGCTTCTCATGCTACTCATTCCGTTAGACATTGCACTTCCCATGCTATGAACAGCATTTGAAACTGTAGATTTTATACCACTCCATACATTGCTAATTGTACTTTTGATAGCACCCATTATATTACTAACAGTACTTCTTGCAGCGTTAAATCCTGATGATACAACTGATTTAACATTTCCAACAGCACTTGAGAAAATTGATTTAACAGCATTCCAAATAGAAGAAATAACTGATTTAACACCATTCATCACGGAATTGACCGCACTCTTAACAGCGTTAAATCCTGATGTTACAACAGACTTTATCGCTCCGATAACTGTTGAAACCAATGTCTTAATTCCATTCCAAATTGATGAAACAACTGACTTTACAGCATTAAATACTGAACTTGTAACACTTTTTATAGCATTCCATTGCGCTTGTACACCAGCTTTAACAGCATTCACCACAGCTATAACAGCAGTTTTTAAGCCGTTCCATACATTAGAAGCATTTGTCTTTATTGCTTCCCAAATAGCCGATAACGCACTTTTAAGCGCATTAAAAATGTTCGAAGCGCCTTCTTTGATAATGTTCCATGCATTCATAGCTGTCTCTTTGATTGTGTTCCATGCGCCAGACCAATCACCAGTAATTAATTGCATTACCACTTTAATAATTCCTAAAACAGCGTTAATCGCTAATTGAACAGTTGTTTTGATTACTTCCCAAACAATAATGATTGCTTGTTTAATTACTTCCCATGAAGCTTGTAAAGAAGGTCCTAAAACATTCATAACTGTCATAATCACAGTTTTAATAGCATTCCAAACAGTTGTTGCAGCGTTTTGGATAAGTGTATGATTTTCTTGCCACCACGCCACTAATCCACCCCAAATACTTTGGACAAACGAAACAATAGCGTTAACAACTCCAGAAACAGTTTCTTTTATTACATTCCATGCATTGATACACGCTTCTCTGAAACCGTCATTTGTCTTCCATAGATATACGAATATAGCTACTAAAGAGCCGATTACAGCTATAATTGCTAATACAGGTGCACTCAAAGCACCAAATACACTAGCTAATATAGTGATGATACCTCTCACAAGCGATGCTTTACCAAAAAGTAGTGAGAAAACTTTACTTAAAGCTTGGAAAGTAGCTTTTCCGATTCCTACTTTAGTAACCAACGCTGCAAATTTTGTAATTAAAGGACCTATAAATGTAGTTATACCAACAATGTTAGGTACTAAAGCCATTAAAGCACCTGCTAAAGAAATAGAAACACCAACGAGTTGCGCTACTGCTGGATGCGTTTCGAATAATTTTGCTATCCAACCAGCGAATGCCGTCACCGCTTTAAGCACTTGGCTAGCTATCGGCGCCATTGCAATACCAAAATTAACTAATGCCATTGCGATATTACCAATCAACTGCATAATAACAGGACCATTTTCGTTCATATATTGCACGAACTTTTTGAAGCCATCCGACTTAGCTATACCAGCAGACCACTCAGCAAACTTTTGAGTCATCTTTTCTAACGATTGAAATATAGTTGTAGAATTTGGTGCGAAAGCTTTGAATATATTGAAGATTCCTATAAACGTATTTTTAAATATATTACCAATGATTGGTAAGTTAGTTTTAGTGTAGTTTATAAAACCTTGTATAGCTTGACTACCTTCAACACTATGCGCCCATTTTTGAAAAGATAAAGCCATACTTTGAAAACCTTTAGAAGACCATTCAAACAATGGCATTAACTGCGTGAATATTTCAACCAAACCGTCACCAAAATGACCACCCGCGCTCAATAAGTTCCCAAAAATCTTAACACCGGTCGTATTTAGCGCTTCAAAAGCTCTTTGAGCTGTACCTGAACTAGTTACCCAAGTATTTAGTTTTGCAGCGTTAGTATTAACTAAACCAGCGATTCCTGATAAAAACGGTCTCATTTGATTTAATGCATTCGATGCACTTCTTATACCTGAAGCCATTGCATAAAATATCTGTGAAGCATTTTCTTTTACGATACTTTGCCATGTAGATTTAACACCTGATAACGCTGATTTATACTCATTAGTTGCGTTACTAGCTTGTATCATGCCTTTATCTAACATTTGAATAGCTGACGCAGCCATTCCTGCAAAACCAGTTATACCTAAACGCAAGACACCAAAAGCACCTGCCGCACCAACAGCGCCACCACCTAAAGCTACTGTGGCGTTACCTATTGCTGCAATAGCTGGAACAAGTCCGCCTATCACAGGTATTAAAGCGCTAAAAGAAGACAACAAAGTTCCTTGTATCGTATTAGCACCAATAGTTCCAAATGTTCTAATTGATTTTGCGATACGATCCATTCTATCTTGAAATACATCTACTTGTCTGTTTAGTCCTTTTAGCGCATTTCCGTATTGTCTGCCGTCGAAGTCCGCCCTAGTTTTGATTTTGTTTGGTATACTTTTTAACAAAGCTTTAAAACGGCTAACTTCAGCAGCAGCTAACTTACTATCAACGTCTAATTTTGCTGTGGCACGTTGTTTGGCATAATCAGCTAAAGCTTTTCTTGCTTCAACTAGCTTTCGCAAAGCTTCGTCCGAATTAGCTTTAATTTCAGCGGTTGCTTTCGATGAGCTTAACGCTCTCAAACTAGATTCGATATTTTTAATCTTTGATTGCGCCATTTTTGTATCTACATTTACATCAATTTCCCCATCTTGAATTCCTTTAATGTAACTTTGTAATGTCTTAATGTTAGTTACCGCTGACTTTATATCAGCCTTAATTTTGGCATCAGCACCAGTTTTATCCAGTTTGTCTAAAATAGCTTTAACCTCGTTTGTTTTGTTAGAAAAATTGCTAATATCCGCAGTTACATCAGGGTCAATTTTCATCTTATCTAATTTTTCCGCTTTAGATTTAGATTTATCTATTTTTTTATCGAAATTAGCAGTATTTGCATCAACTTCGTTGTTTTTAAGCTTATCTACAACTTTTTTAAACTTCTCAGAAACTCTTTTAGCTGCTTGTATTTGTTTTTTAAACTTACTAGTATCAGCACTAACCTCAGCAGACACTTTATAATTAGCCATTAACTTCACTCCTTTCATTAGCATTTTTATTAACTTGTGCAATTAAACTTAATTTTTCTTTTAATGTCATTGCACTTTCAATATCTTTAGTTCTTTCTTTAAACTCAATTGGTAAACCTTCATCTAAACGTTTAACATTCTTTTCGTAGTCCAGTAGGTCAGAGGCGTCATTAAACATATATTTTTCTTCCGGTTTATTTTCTGTACCTACATTTTCTGTCAATTGGGCATTCCTAATAGAAAAGGCTAAATCAAACATTTGTTGTATTTGATCTAACCTCTCGTATTCTTTCGCCCACATACGATAATAATATTCAGTTAATGTTAATCGTTCTATTTCTTTCAAATCGTATATTTTCAATTGAGACATACAGGAAACAACTAATTTATCATAAGTCAGCGACCTACTTTGAACTATTTCGTCGTTTTCTTCTCTTCTTTGTACTCGTCCGGTACTAGGTTTCGGGTCATAGCACGCTTTCCCAGTTCCTTAAGTACATCTTGACAAAATTCTTCAATCCCATAATTTGTTGCGATTTCTTCGATTACAACCTCTAATTCATCTTCAGTTTTTGGTGCTTTTTGATGATGTGCGGTAGCTGCTTCTATGATGTAAGACAAAGAAACTACGTCCGCCATTTCTAATCTAGGAACTAACATTTGTGTACCTTGACCAAATGAAATGTTTTCCGCCTCCATAGCCATTGTTTTATCGATGATTCTTAAAAATTTTAAACCAAATGACAATTCTAATTCTTTTCCTTTAAAGTTAATAAACATATATATGTACCTCTTTCTTTTTTGTATTTTGGGTATAAAAAAAGAGCAAGCTCATAGCTTGCCCATTTAAAATTAAACTACCGGAACTGTACCTGTCGCTTCGTTAGCGGTTGGTTGAGGAATTGAAGCCAGACCGTCAGTTGCAGGGTCTGTTTTAACTGTGTCATGGAAACCATATGCAAGTTTGTTATCTTCAATTAACTTAGGTAACGTTGCGTAACCGCGCTTTTTCTTTCCAAATACAGAGTACTCAGCTTCATATTCAGCAATACCGTCAGCTTCATTCTTACGTTCGAATGAAGTGAAATAACCTTGTCGATATTCCGCTTTATATTTTCCGTCTGTGTTTTTAGCTTGTCGGTTAATGAACCATAGCTCATATGCTACATCATCTTCTACCGCGTCTTCAATTTCATCAGAAAGCTTGTCTTGCACATCCATATGCGCAGTGAATTTAACTTCAGATTCTAAAGAACCTCCAGCGCTAATTGAACCGTCCATAGTTTCGACGCTGTCTTTATCTTTTTCTGTAGATCTTGAATGTTCTGTTACTAACATTACTTTTTCGGCATCTACTTTTTGTCCTAAAATACGTAATAGTACTAATTCATCTTTACCTGACTTTTGTGGCATAAATAAACCTCCATTTTTTAATAAGTATCGAACTCTGCAACAATTTGACTATGAACCAACAATTGATTAGTTGTATTATCCGGCAATTGATTGACGGTTATATCGTTTATTCTGATTTGATAATTAGGTAATTCATCCAACTGCGATAAACCTTTTTGCAGGCCGTACACAATCGTGTCGTGTGACCCTAAATCATCATACTTAGACCAAACATCTACCGTTACACTTGTTAATCCGTCAAAACTATCAAATGTACGAATATTCATGTGCCCGTCCATTTTTCCCAATACAATAAAAGGATATGGTAATTCGTCAGTCATCTCTTTTTTTGAGACAACCGGAACGCCATATCCCGAAGATAAATCAAACACTTTGTTGTAGAGTTGTAATTGTGGTGATTGCATTGCAACACCTCTATCCTTCTAATAATTCTTTTAAATCTTTCACTAGTTCTTTTTGTATTTGTACATACATTGGCCACATAAAAGGCTCGGCTTCCATATAACGCGTTCCATACTCTAAGAAACCAGAATAACCAGCATTAGAAGTAATTGAATACTCCAAATCCCCGTTTTTAGCTGATTCTATTTCACGCCATAAGTTACCAGTCCAATAACCTTTATTCATGACCCTTTCAGCATTTTCTTTTGCCAATTTAGCACCTTCAATAGCTAAATTCTTTAAAACTTCATCAACATCATCATCAATATGATCATTCATATCATCAAAGTGCTCTATTAATGCGTCTAAATCCATTAATTAACACCTTCTAAATAGAAAACTGTATCGTGAATATAATGCTTGCGTGTAACTACTTTATACTTAACATCTTCCACTAGTGCATGACTCACATTGTTATCGTAGTTGCCTTGAAGACGTGCAACTATGATATTTTTAGATATATCACCAAATTCTACAGCTAGTCGTTGTACTGAAAGTGGGTTGATATTACAAGGTTGTTCATCGTAAGTGATTATATTACTAGTGTACTTACTTGTTTTAGTGTCGTAAGCCCCTCTACTTTCAAGCATGAATGTTATTCTGTCGTTGTATCTCAATAGAACTTGATACTTCCTTTCGCTCCGTTTTCTTTCGGATAAAGTTCATCAATGATTGTTTGATACTCATCAAAATCATTCGCTTGAAATGTGTTTGTGCGCCCTTCGACACTTTCTGTTGTCATACCTTCAGAGCCTATACGGTTATATCGTTTCACTGCTACTTCTTCAACAATAAAAGATAAATTGTCCGGAACTTCACTGATGTTAAAAGGTAATTTAGATAATAGACGACTTTCGGTGTTCTTAATAATGATATCTAAGAGTCCATCTTGTTTACTATCCTTTAAACCAAGTAAAACCTTAATATTTTCTTTAGTTGCCATAAACAACACCTACTTTAAACTATCTAAGATTTCATTTTTAGTCTTATCATCTTCAACGATGATGTTTACATCAGATAGTGTTGAGATAATATCTTTTTTAGTCATTTTTTCATGAACGAAAGTTAAATACCCTTTTTCTTTCAACTCATCAATTCTTTGTTGATCTTCACAATGATAAACGTCGCCTTTATTAAAAAGGCGCTCGTTATCAGTTTTGTCTTTAAAATCATTTAATGCTAAATAAATCATTTTAAATACACTCCTTATACTACTGGTGTAGTATCTGCTTTGATTGTAACTTTAACTACTGCGTCAATGTTTTCTGGGAACATTGTAATTGCAGAAGCGAACACAGTATCTGCTGTTAATCTTTCTGGTTGAATATCATGCAACACACCTACAAACCCAGTTTCATCAGTTGCAAATGCAAAGGCACGAGCTAACTCTCCACGTGGATTAGCAAAAGCTACGTTTAAGTTTTCTGCTGTTGTCATCCATACTTCGCCAGCCGGAATATCTGCAAATTCGATAACTTTAACACCGACATATGGTGTAAGTAAGTTTAAGCCGAATTGTGCACCATTAGAGACGATTAAACCATTAGCAATATGTTCAGCTACATCATTAGGATTAACTAATGCAATTGGAGTGATCTCATCATCTAATAATGTAGATAAGTTGGCGCGTCCTTTAGCCAATGCACCTTGTAAATTTTTGCTTGTTAAAGCTGTTTTGTTTGTACGCTCTGAACTGTCTAATGCGTCTTTTAACGTTTTGAAGAAGTCCTTACGGAAGTTCTTTTGTACATAACGTAGCAATTCATTATCTGTGCGATTAATAGCTAAATCATATCCGTGTGATTGAATAGCTTCAGCACTTGTTGATTTACGATATTTTTTGAACTTTAATTCCGTAATTTTAACTTGTTCGCGTTCAACTTTAGTTAAAGGAATGATATCTCCTTCTGCAACCTCTCCAGTTGGTGCTGTTGAATCGATAACTTTAAATCTGAATTGCTTAATAGCTGACCCAACATTCATTGGAATCTTGTTTGTTACTGATAGGGCTTCAAATAATTTATTTAATCCAATCCCCATTCTATTTGCGAAATCAATTGACTTCGCTTCTCCTAATGCTTTCACATCAATTAAATTTGGTTCTGCTGCCATATATAATACCTCCACTTAGTTAAATAATTGTCTGTTTTGCGCGATAGCCATTTGACGTTGACTATCATCTTTAATACTTAAAATATCTTCTTTGCTTAATCCAGTACTTTTGAACGTCTTAGGTGAATCTTGTCTCAACGCCTCTTTTACTTGCGCTTTGACCATTCCATCTAATAAATCAACAAATGATTCAACATTCTTTTTAGTACTCTCAGCATCTTCTTTTACTACGAAGTCTAAAAGTTCATCACTAGCTTTTATATTTTTATCATCGAACATAGATCTAGCTTCTGAACGCATCGCATTCATTTGCTTTTCAGCTCTCAATTCTTCGTTTTCTTTACGAATTTTTTCGAGCTCATATTCAGCGATTTGATCTTTGTTCATTTTCGCTAATCGTTTAGCTTCATCAACAGCTTCTTGTTTCTCTTTTTCTTTCTGTTTCAATCGACGATTCATTTCATCATTAACGCGTTTGTTGAATTCTTCTTCTGAATAAACCTTTTCGTCTTGTTTGTCTTTGCTTTCATCATCGTTGTTATCTTCTATTTCTTCATTACCTTCATTTGATTCTTCAGCAAAAAACTGTAATTTGAGTTTTAACTTCTCTTGGATATCCATAGTTTGTACACCTCATTTGTTTACTCTTGATTAGTTTTAAGCCATGCATGGTTCGGGCTGTTACACTTGCACCTTTTATTGTCATAAGCATGGTTTGGACATAAAAAAATGGCTACTACTTTTTTCGGTAGTAACCTTAAATATATTTATTTTCTTCTTTTGTAGTCATACTTTTAATATTTGATTTGCTTTGTTTTTGTAACTCGATTCTAATTAATTTCAATTCATGAACAATGTCTTTTAAGTAGCTATCTGATTTTTGCGACATTAACAATCCTCCAAATCTCCATACAATTATCGTAGTAAGCGACACTGCTGTGTCCGTATTTACTTTTCAACTTAACTGTTAGCTTCATTTTAAAGTTACCTTAGCGCCCGAATAACGCCCTTTTCTAGAATTAATAAATCCTTGCCTTTCACTAGTTATAACTGGAACTGTAGAAGATCTACAATTTGGATGCATGGGAGGCGCATTCAATCCAGGCGTCATTTCTTTCACTTTATAAATGTTACCGTTATGACTCAAACAAGTTTTTGATGTTTTTTCGTCTTTTTTCGCAACAAATTTATATTCAGAATCATCGCCTAGCATTTTTAAATAATACTCTTTTTGAGCTAGTGTTTGCGCTCTAGCGGTTTCAGTAATTAGCAGTCGTTTCGCATCAGACACAGACACATCGTGTTTCTTTCTAAGTTCTGAAACAAATTCATTTGGGTGCCTTCCTCTCAAGGTGACATGTGACACTATACGTTGAACATCTTTTTTTAAGTCGTCCATATTGTCCCACAAGCGTTTAGACCACGTTGTATTTCCGAAATCGGCGTTCACAATAGAAATTACTTTTTGAGGTGTGATAACAACATTTTCCCCCAATATACCAGCTTGACGTGTCACTTCTCTTCTAACAGCTTTCCCCATGTATTCCGATAGATGTTTTTCGGTTTCAGCAGTAAAATAATCAATTAAACTATTTAATTGGTCTTTGAGTAATTCTTCTCTAGATACATACATCTTTGTATTGTACTTTTTTAATTCTTTGTTTGCTTTTTCACTGAAATCTTTATCTTCAACATATTTTTTCGCTTTATTTTTAAAAGATTCTACATCAAATTTATCAACTTTCTTTTTCGCCTCTTTGACGTCAACGCCTTCATAAGAAGCGTATTTAGTATAAAAGGACAAGATTTCTTTTTCTATTTCAGCAATCATTACAGAAATTAACAATTCAATTTCTTTTACAGCGATTTTATCTTGTTTAACTTCTTCGATAAT